CAACCATGGTTAGATGGATACTTCCCAAGAATGTTTGAAGTCACTTATGTGAGAAAAGATCTTATCAAGGAACATTCACTTGAAACTGAACCATCCCCCATGGAAGGTCTTGACTACGCATGTGCAACTGATAGACCCGATATTATTGTAAATTATTGGTTAAACAAAAGACTCTATGATTAATAAATATAATGTTTGGAAAAATTATTGGAAGATTTTTTTTGGAACCCCATTGTGGTTTAAAAGGGGATAATGAAGAGGGAACAGTCACTGTTTCTGAATTGGTTGAAACATTTCTTTTGTGGTCACATTGGAAAACCCAATTAAATAGAAGTTTTAAAAAAATTAAATTATTTACAATGTTTGAAACAACAGATGTTCATCCAGGTATTATAAAATCAATGAAAATATTTGATGAGGTTATTGTTCCATATGATTACCTGAAAGAAATTTTGGTAAAACATGGAGTTAATGCGGTATCCCTAAACTGGTACACATCTGATTTAATTAGAATGAAACCATTTGTTGTTCCCAAAGTTATGGACAAAGAAAGAAAAATATTTTTGTATGTCGGAACAAATGATAAAAGAAAGAATGTTACTACCCTAACAAAAGTTTTTGCTAAAGCTGCAGAGGGAACAAATCATTTATTAATTGTTAAGACAAACAAAGAAGATGAATTGACACAAACAAAAAATATTCAAATTATAACTGAAAAAATTTCATTAGAAAGACTTGCAAGTTTGTATAATTTATGTGATTATGTCATTTCATTTACAAGAGGAGAAGGGGTTGGATTACCAATGTTAGAAGCAAATTATTTTGGAAAACCAGTTATATGTCAAGACCAAGGTGTTTTTAGGGATGTAAAGAAAGAAGTTAAATCAGGATGGATTACTTTACCTGCGAAAGAAATACCTATTGATTTGGAAGGAGTTCCAGAATTTTTACATGAAGTATTTTATGGAACTTGGTTTGATGTATCAGAACAAGATGCCCTTGGAATAATAAAAAATATCCTTTTAGATTAAGATGCTCTTAGCAATCGTACTTATTATAATAAATATATACATCCTATTAAATACTAGAGAGCCTAAAAATTTTAGAGACGTCAAGGAGCGTTATAGAACTTTGAGAGAACATTTAGCAAACCATGAAAAACCAGAGTTCCGTAAATTGTCCCAAGAGATTACATTAGTTGCTCACCAAGAACAATATTTCAGGACACTTGGGTATAACACAAATAAGGGTTATGAAATCGGTTTATGTATCGATGGTTCCCCAAATGAGATAATGCACGTCCTTCTTCATGAACTTGCCCACTCAACTGTTCCAGAATATAGTCATAGTCATAACTTTTGGGAAAAGACAGACGAACTCAAAAAGATCGCCAATGAAATAGGTGTTTATACACCCATTAATAATAAGACAAGATTTTGTAAGGCTGTCATCCAGGATAATTAAAATATTTACTTAACTTAAAGTCTTACAATGGCGGGTATGGATATGAACATTGTGAAAATGGCTGTCACTTGGACTTTTGTAATGTTCACTATATTGGCTCAGAATGTCAGGGATGGTTTTGCTTTTAATACAATTTGGATGGCATTTGCTATTCCAATGTTTCTTCGTTTTGTTTTATCAGGTGAAATCAATAAATTTTTGAATGTTGAATGGAGTTTCCTATTTATGGTCTGTCTATTCACTGGTGCTCTCACTTTTGCGTTTTCTCTTGTGAACCCAGACCTCGCTGATGGTCTTAAGAATTTCGGTAAAAATAAGAAAAACACAGCTAAAGTTATTGGATTGTTTTCTGGTATGTTCATGTTCTGTCTTTTGATGGCTGGATACGTTTCTTCTGATCCATTCGTTAAGGAAACTGTTGAAGTTGTGTATAACAATTCAAACACTTCCCTTATTCAATAAATACATTTGAAAAACAAATAAAATTAATCTTTCAAAAATATCTTTTCAAATTGATAAATTAAGTAAAATTATTTACTTTTTGAAAACATAACGCTGAAGAATGAAATAAACAACGGCGGCAACCATACCAGTGGCAGCGAGACCAACAGCTGAGCGACCACCCATGTCATTCATAAATCGTGGAACTGAGGATGAAAGTTTTTCTTGAACTGGTTTGCTAATAGCAATAGCGGCACAGATACCAACGAGTAGGGCTTCCATTTGGTCGTCAGTCAAGTTAAATGGGTTTTTGTTTGGTGGTGGGTTTGGTGTTTCATTTGTTGGGGTGGCACCAAAAGCTGGTGGGTTTTGTGGGGCAACATTTTGAAGTCCTTGCATGCGTGGATCAACACTTGGAGCTGGTGGTTCCATAAGACTAGTTCCTGGGGTTCCACCTGAACCATAAGAATCAACAATATCGGAAATTGGAGTAGCGTCCATTTGTATTTGTTGTTTATTTATATTTTTTTCTTCGAATTTCGCATCCACTGGCGGAGGTGGAGACATATTAGGTATATCTGGACCAAGTGTCTTATCTTCTTTTGTTGGAACTAAAGTTTCAGGTGGTGGAATATAAGCATTCAAAGGAACCATTCCATCATCACTCATTCCTAAATTCAATGTATCCATTTAGTAAATACTTACTTTTTATGAAAAATCATATAACGCGTGCTGGTGTTTTATTTTGTCTTTGAAATTGTAATCCCCGTTTTTTTAGAAATAGCCTTTTTTACAGAGCTAGAAGACGACGCCGTGTCATATTTAGGATTGTAGCTTTTCTTATGCAAATTCCAAAATGTAGGAGAACCAACTCTAAATTTGGGAGCTGGACTTTTCGCCTTATACCAACGTACACAGTCCTCTATTTTATTCGATTTAACGGTATTATCAAGAACAAGACATTCATAATTTTCAGTACAAGCATCCATTGTTTTGCTAAATAGGTCAAAATTTGGGAATATACCAAAGAAATTTTTCCATAATTTCTCTCTATTCGCAACAATGTTCTCACGGAGAATAAAAACATAGTCTATATTTGCTCTTAACGCGGGTGGTAAGTCCATACAATATTGCATAGAAAGCATAAAAAATATCTTAGCGTGCCTACCATTTAAAAATATTTCTCTCATAACGGTTTCTTTCAAAAATCTATTATCGTACATACAATCGTCAATAAGTAAGAATGTTGCAATGTTTTTCTTTTTGGGATCTTTAATTAATTTCTTCTGTCGTGTCATTACCCTTTCAATTGCTTCTTTATCAAACTCGTTATAAATAAATAAATCAGGCACAAAATCTCCATAAAATTTATTACATTCTTCTGTTGCTGATTGAACTATCCCAGTGGGTATATGTTTTTTGTAATTCATTATGTCCCTAATCAAATATGATTTTCCTGTGTTTCTCTTACCGATAAATACACAAATTCTATCATCACCCATTGTCCTAGGGTCAAATTTCTTGAGTTGTAAGTTAAGAGATGACATCTTACTAATGCATTCCGTTTTTTTTATCAAATTTTTACTCACATACTATAGTAGATGAGTCTGAAGCTCGCAGCTAAAGGTGTCCAAGATGCCTGGTTTGTCGGAAATCCTCAGATGTCGTATTTTTTTATGAATTACAAGAGACATTCTAAATTTTCTCTAGAACAGAAGGAACTTCCTTTCGATGGAGAACGTACATTTGGTAAAGAACTCTTCTGTGATATTGGATATTCCCATGGAGATTTAATAAAAAATTTAGCTTTACGATTGACAATGAATGATATTCAAGATGATGATTACCCAGAAACTGTAAAGGGTAGAGATGGAATGACATATGTTCAGAACATCAACTTACCTTATGTGCCATCTATGTTCACAGAACTTGTAGAACACGCTGATTTGATGATAGGTAATCAACTTATTGAAAGATTACCAGGGGAATATATTTATATTCACCAACAACTAAACAATAGTGAAAATGATACAAAAAAATCATTGAAAAAAATCAATGGTCATGGAGACTTTATTGACAATTTTGAAGATGATGCATTAGATGATGTATATGAAACTATTACTACATCAATGGATGAATATAACTCAAATACTTTCAATACATACATCCTAGATTTACCATTCTATTTTTTCAGGTCTCCAGAACTTTCTATACCCGTGTGTGCTATAAAAAGACAGAGGGTTAGTGTTAGAGTAAAACTTCGTGAATTCAATGATATAGTTTTTGGTGGAAAAAGAATAAATAGACATACGGGAAAAGAAGTGACTTCCCACATTCAAAATATTTCTCTTGAAGCAACTTTTGGATTTTTAGAAGAGAGAGAGAAAAATTATTTAATGACGAGACCCATGGACTATGTTATTACACAAGTGCAATATGCACAATTTGTAATGCCTTATCCCCAAAAGAAAAGAAGTGTCATGCTAAATTTTAAACACCCAGTGAAAGAAATGTTTTTTGTTGTTCAAAACAACGCTTACAAACAATTTAATAATACCCTAAGGTTCCAAGAACTAAAAAGAGTTGAATTAAGATTTAATAATCAAGTTGTATTTGGTGGTAATAGAGAATTCCTTGTGTACGATCAACCCACAGAACACCATGTTAATATTCCAGAACAAAGAACAATGAGATATAGATACAAACATAATGAATTTATTGAATTTGATACATCGTCTGAATTTGGAATGTATAGTTTTGCATTAGAACCAGAAAAAACATATCCAACAGGACAAGTTAATATGAGTCGCATCATTCACCAAATGCTTACAATTGAAATTGAACCAGAAATTTCTGATGTTTATTGCCCCAAACTATATGGACATGTTTTCCCAAAATCTGATGCAGCAGAGGGTAATGTTCCAATCTTATTAAGATATTCCATTGGTAGAGAATCACCACCTGTGAAATCTTATTGTATAAATAAGGACAATAATGTAAGAGTTTATGCAGTAAATTATAACGTTCTCAGGGTGGCAAGCGGATTAGCTGGTTTAAAATTTTAACTGTTAGTAGTAGGAATGGCTGGTCGTCTTCAAATTGAAACGGTTGGAAAACAAGATAAATTCTTGACAGATGACCCAGAATTCAGTTTTTTTAATCAGGTTCATAAAAAACATACACACTTCTCAAGACAAAATATAAGAATTGAATCGCCAAAACCATTAGAATTCGATCAAATTCTTAGATATAGGATTCCACAAAACCAAGGGGATCTTTTAACAAAAATTGCATTTGAATTTGAAATGGACCCTGTTATTTTATTTAATCATGGATATGTAGATTCATTTGGACATGCATTATTTGATTATATAGATTTATACATTGGGGGTGTTCTCGTTGAAAGAGTAAATACAGATTATTTACAAATATTTTCAGAACAATCTATTACACAAACAAAACAATATGGTCTCTCTAAAACACTAGGAAAATCTGTCATTCAAGATTCTACAGATGATTACACGAATCAATACGCAGTTGTAAATTACAATAGACCACAAAAATTTATTGTCAATGTTCCATTTCACTTCTACCAAAAACCAGAAATAGCCATACCAATTTGTGCTATAAAAACACAAGAAGTTGAAATTGAAATAAAAACAAGAAAACTTGAGGAACTTATTCTCTCTAAAGCTTTTACAAAATTTGTATATCCAACTGTCCCATACCAGGCAGCATATAATTTAAATACAAATCAAAATATTTTAGATATTAGATATATCCCAAATTTAGATACAAACCAAAAAGATGGAACAACTTTTGGTGGTATTGGTATGATTACATCACAATTAAGAATTATGAATAGATTAACACCATATATATGGGCTCACAGAGGGGACAGACTTGAATATTATGGGGTAAGTACTAAATATGTAAGGGAAAGTATTGCACATTTAACAATAGAATCTATTGCTTATACAAGGTTCCAATCAAACTTTTTATATAGACAAAATGACCCAGCTTTACCAGAAGAACAAAGAATAACAAGTGGTAGAATTATTGGAACTGGGACACAATTCCACTCAAAAGGAATGGGTGTAGCCACAACTCCCAAATATAACCAGTTTTACATTGGAGATCCAATAGAGGGAATGGCGCGTTCATATATCAATAATGATTTACTTTATGAATTAGATATTGGTATTGGATATGGTCAATCAGTAGGTGTAGATGATGAAGGTGAAATTGCAGCCTTTGGATTTACAAGTAACATAGACCCTGCACACATAACAACATTTGAAAACACTATAAAAGTTGTAGATTATACAGATCCCCAAAATCCATTTGTTTCTAGAACACTTACAGCTAGTGATTCAACCGCACAATTAAGATATGTTAAAGTGTCAGGACACGGAAAAAAGGTTGGGGCATTTGATATTGTTAATAACCGTTTATATGTTTTTGATATAGAGACTGAATATACAAGAGAGGCTATTATAACTGGTTTGGATCCCAACACAAAATTTGACTTTTCATATGATGGTTTAAAACTAGTTGTGGGTTTATATTCACAATCACAATATAGAACATATGGATATGATAAAAGTACCGCTGTATATTCATTAGGTATAACAAAAGATGTTTATAATCCCCTAGGAAATTCGCTTCATGTAGCAATGTCTAGGGATGGAAATATAATTTATTATTCACAAGATTATTCAATTAAAACAGATTCATTACAAGTTCTAGATGAAGTAAAAGTAAAAGATTTTAAACTTGTTGCAGATTTTATACTTTTAGACAAGTATGAAAAAAATATAGTTGAGAATACATGTAGGGATTACGCATTTACACAAGTTCAACAAGCGGATAATCAACTCATTCCCTTGGGTGAATACGATTGGACTATGAGATCTAATTTTATAAATCCAATAAAAGAGTTCTATTTTGTTTTTCAGTGTTTAAGATTTAGTAATGACCAAATATTGTCTGCATGCAATTATGATAATATTGGAAGAGAAATAGATCACGAAGATAATATTAACTATTTTGAACACATGTATAACATAAGAATGATATTAGATAATGAAGAAGTCCTCACAGAAGAATCTGGAAAAACATTTTTCTTAAAATCTATTCAAAGTGGTCTTCATCATAAAAGAACACCAATGAGTAGGAGATTTTATTCGTACTCATTCGCGACAGAACCAGAGAAGGGAGCACCAACGGGTCAAAGAAACTTTAGTCTCATAAGAAATCAAATATTTAAAGTAAAATTAGTTCCACAAAATATTTATAGAAGAGAACTAAGAATTTATGGGTTAAGTTATAATGTTTTTAGAATTTCTGATGGTGAAATTAGAATGCTATTCCCATATAGATGTGTTCCAGTTCCAACATCACCAAATAACAGTATTGGTCCAAACGATAGAATACCATTCTTGTTTGCAAACCAAGAAGGATATATGGTGCCTTGTGAATGCCCAGATGCTCCTAATTGCCCCGACCCCGAAGATGTCCCTGGGGAAGGCTTTCCTCAGCAATAGATGTCGCACACTCCCTCGCCAATCTATCAACCAATTCATTCATCGGGTTCCCATTATGCGCTTTTACCCAACGCCATTCCACAACATTCAACTGTTGTGAAAGGGTGTCCATTTTAATCCATAACTGCATATTAGCAACTGGTTTACCAGC